TCCTCATGATGTTCCAGGGTTATATGATAGTTTTGGTTCTGAATCTTTTGATGACCTATACGTGAAGTATGAGAATGACAAATCAATTCCAAGAAAGACAAAGGATGCTCAAACTTTAATTCTTGATCTACTCAAGGAGAGAGCAGAGACAGGTCGTATCTATTTGATGAATATTGACCACTGTAATAGTCATTCATCATTCAAAGATTCAATCTATATGAGTAATCTCTGTCAAGAGATCACTCTACCCACAGATCCGATTCAACATATTGATGGCGAAGGTGAGATAGCATTGTGTATCCTGTCTGCGATTAATGTTGGAAAGATAACAAACCTAGATCAGTTAGAAGAGTTATGTGATTTGTCTGTTCGTTCCTTAGAAGAACTGATTGATTATCAAGAGTATCCTGTCACAGCAGCAGAAATCGCTACAAAGGGTCGTAGGTCTTTGGGTATAGGATTTATTGGTCTTGCTCATTACCTCGCAAAGAACGGGGTTAAGTACAACGATCAAGAGGCATATGATCTTGTTCATAGGTTGTCTGAATCATTCCAATATTATCTTTTGAAGTCATCAAATCAGATTGCAAAAGAAAAAGGTGCATGTGATTATTTCAAAGCAACCAAATATGCTGATGGAATTCTTCCGATTGATACATATAAAACAGATGTAGATGAAATTTCAAATTTAGAATATCAATGTGATTGGGAAAATCTTAGAGAGTCTATCGTGGAACACGGTATTAGGCACTCAACACTGTCCTCACAAATGCCTTCGGAGAGCAGTTCCGTTGTGTCAAATGCCACAAACGGAATTGAACCTCCTAGAGGATACTTGTCCGTTAAAAAATCAAAGAAAGGACCCCTTAAGCAGATTGTTCCGCAGTATGCATCATTGAAAAATAATTATACTTTATTGTGGGATATGCCTGACAATGAAGGGTACATCAAGATTGTTGCTGTTATGCAGAAGTTCTTTGACCAAGGAATCTCTGGTAACTGGAGTTATAATCCAAAACACTATGAGGACAATGAAGTCCCTACAAGTGTAATGGCAAATGACTTCTTAACAACATACAAGTACGGATGGAAAACATCTTACTATCAGAACACTTATGATTTCAAAACTGACGAAGTAGTAGATACTTCAAGTGAATCGCAGGTAGAGTCTGCAAATAAAATGGAAACTTTAGTACAAGAACTATTAAACGCAGAGGAGGAAGCTTGTGAAAGCTGTACAATTTAAAGTATCATCAAAATATCAGAAACCAATGAATGATTTGAAAGGAATGACAGTGTTTAACACCAATGAGGTGAACACTAAGAAACAACCTATGTTTTTTGGGCAACCACTAGGTGTTCAAAGGTATGATAACTTTAAGTATCCACACTTTGAAAACCTAACAAAACAACAGTTAGGATATTTCTGGAGACCAGAAGAGGTGTCTCTACAGAAAGATCGTGGTGACTATCAGACACTACGTCCAGAGCAAAAGCACATCTATACTTCTAACCTTAAGTATCAGATCATGCTTGATTCTGTACAAGGTCGTGCACCTGGAATGGCATTCCTACCATACTGCTCTCTGCCTGAGTTAGAGGCATGTATGGAGTGTTGGTCTTTCATGGAGATGATTCATTCACGTTCATACACGTATGTTATTAAGAATGTATATCCAGACCCATCTGAGGTGTTTGATAAGATTCTAAACGAACCTCGTATCCTAGAACGTGCATCATCAGTTACAGAGTCTTATGACGATTTTATAAATGAAGCACATGAATTTGATACTGGTAATTGGTGGAAAGATGGTATGAGAGACCATTACTCTGGAAAATTAGAAAGAAAAGAATTAAAA